GTGGCCGGGTCGATCTCGGCGTACCTGCAGCCCCACAACACCGACGAGGTGCTGCGGGTCCTGTCGCGCTACCCCGTGGCGCCGTGGGACTGGGCGGGCGTCACACCCGACTTCGAGCTGCCATCGGCGGTGATGAGCCGCGAGAGCATCGAGTGGCGCGACAAGGCCCGCTACAACCGGGTGTACGTCATGGGCCAGCAGGTTGGGGTCAACGGCCGCGTGACGCGAGAAGGCACCGCTGGCGACTACCTGGCGCCCACCATCATCGACCCGCTGATCACCGAGGCGGTGGCCGCGCGCCAGCGGGGTATCGCCGTGCTGTCCGACACAGGCCGCATCGCCACAGTGGGCCTGCGCCTGCCGGTGCTCGCTGAGACCGGGATCATCGCCCCGGGCAGCTTCGTGCGCTACTTGGATGGGGGCATCGAGCGCATCGGTCTCACGCGCAGCGTGCAGGTCGAAGTTGGGCTGCCGTCTATCTGGCAAACCTTGGGGGTGGAAACACATGTCGAACCTGTTTAGCCGGTTCCAGAAGCTGATCCCCACCTACCCGTTGCGCGTGGGTGAGGTGATCGCCTATGCCGACGGCGTTGCCACCATCCAGGAGCAGGGTGGTATGGCTACTGCACGCGGGGAGGCCACCGTGGGTGACCGCGTGTTCTTCCGCAACGGCGCAATCGAAGGCCCCGCGCCGGACCTGACCATTGAGATTATCGAGGTATGACCATGACCTTCACGGTTGAACAACTCGCGGCGGCCACCAGCGCGCCGTACGGAAACGCGCAGACCTACCACCAGCCCCTGCTGGATGCCATGGGTCGATTCGACATCTGCTCTCTGCAGCGCCAGGCGGCGTTCCTCGCCACCGTGGCGGTGGAGTCGGCGCACCTGTCGGCGGTGGAAGAGGGCCTGTACTACAAGGACGCCTCACGGTTGGCGCGCATCTACCCCCGCGCGTTCAAGAGCATGGCTGACGCCGAGCCATACGCACGCAACCCCAAGGGCCTGAGCGAACTGCTCTACAAAGGCATGCATGGCAGAGGTTTGGTGCAGCTAACTTGGCGCAAAAACTACGAACGCGCCGGCGAGTCGCTGGGGTACGACTACGTGGGCAACCCCGCGCTGGTCACCACGCCAAAGCACGCCGCGCTGACGGCAGCCTGGTACTGGCACGACGCCAAGTGCAACGACCCGGCCGACAAGGGCGACATGACCGAGGTGACGCGGCGGGTGAACGGGCCAGCGCTCATGCACCTGGCCGAGCGCAAGGCGCAGTACGAGACTGCGCTGAAAGCACTGACATGATCGGGCTGCTCAAATTCTGGCGCGAGGCGCTGATCGTGGTGCTCCTGCTGGCGCTGGCCGGGCAGCAGGTGAGGGTGGCCGGCGAGAAGTCGGCGCATCAGAAGACGAAGGCCGACAACGCCGAGGTGCTGCGCGTGTTGGCCGACAAGACACTGAAGGCGTACCAGGCGGTGGTCGCCGAGGACGATGCGCGCAAGGCGGCCGTGGCCGCTCTGGACGAGAAACACACGAAGGAACTGAACCATGAAAAGCGCAAGCTGGAAACTCTGCAGTCTGATGTGCGCGCTGGCCGTGTCGGGCTGCGGATCAATGCCAAGTGCCCCGCCCCAACCGGAACTGGTGTGCCCCAAGCCCCCGGCGCCACCAGCGTGGTTGATGCAGGCGGCCCCCGACTTACTGACGCCGCTGAACGGGATTATTTCAGTCTCCGAGCCGGGATTGAAACTGCCCGCCAGCAAATAGCGGGGCTGCAGGATTACGTCAGGGGTGTTTGCCTGAAGTGATCAGGTTCAGGTCGTCCCTGCGCCACCCACTCTGCGTATAGTGCACGAAGTTTGGGGTGGCGCAGTGCCCTTCTCCAGAACGATCTCTAGGCGAGGACGAACACCTTGTCACCGCGAATCTCAACCACAGGGTGTGGGTACTGCTTGCGAAAAGCCACACGACGTTGATGCGAGTTCATACCTTCCTCCGACGCTTCGGCAGCGGGCACCACGCCTGCCAGAACGGATCACCGTGGTAGTCGCCGTATACCGCCACGCCGCCCGCGCCGAGCAGTTGGACCTTGGCGCCGCGAGGGCACGTGGTCATGTCCTCGTTCCAGAACACGTCGGTGGCGACGGCCACGGTCTGGTCGGCGTTGAGCTTGTGGGCCGGTTGTTCTGCTGTTTCGGTCATAGCGTGTTGCTTTCGTGCAGTTCTCGTTTTGCCGCGAGGTAGGCGGCCGATGCGGCTTCAGGTGTTGGGAAGCACCCCAGATACTTTCGGGCGCCTCTGGCTGCGATGCGCGCCATGTAGGGGTTGGGCAAACCCGGACGAGGCATCTTGAACACACCTATCGGTAAGTCTTCCTTCTTCCCGCGCATGAGCGCCCTGCGATTTTCAGCGTTGCCCATCGGGCAAACGACACGAAGGTTGTCCAATCGGTTGTCATATTTGTCGCCGTTCCGGTGGTCGATAATCCCGTTGGGCCAGTGACCATGTGTGTAGAACCATGCGACACGATGACTCCAGTATGTTTTGCCGTCGATGCGGATGTTGGTGTAGCGCAGTGTTGAGCACCCTGCAGGGCGACCGGCATGCTGCGTGTTCCAACTGCGCCATCGTCTTTCATCGCCGTCGAAATCTTCGAGGCCACGGGGGTGCCACGTGAACACGCCATTATCCGGGTCGTAGTGCAACACCTGTCTCAACCGCGCCAGTGAAATCCGTTTCATGGATTAACCTCGTAAATCAGTAGGTTATAGTTGCGCGCAAGAGACACAAGATGGTCGTTTCCCCCTGCACACACCAATGCGTCTGAGTGGAAAACAAGTGTGTAGTTCCGCGCCCGCTCCCGGGTTTCCACCGGCTGCATCGGGCAGATCGGGTAGACATCGACGGGCAGGCGGCTGCCGCGCGGCGGGTGGGACAGGCCGTTCGTCACGAAGCTGGTCGGGGTGATCCCGGCCATCAGTTCGGCATCGGCCAGGTGGTCGGCGGTTACGGGGCCGTGGAGGATCACTCGCATACGCGATACCTCACGATGTCGCCAGGGCGGCCGGTGTGACCCCAGTCAAAAGTTTGACCCTCACCGCGCGTCTGTCTACCCGAACGGGGCTGGAGGGCAACGACGACACCGGAAGCTACGGGACACGCACCGCCGGCCCAGTCGATCCACTCCGGCACACGCCCCACACCCTGCACCCCCTGGATCAGCCGCAGCACGCCGTCGATGTCGGGACCGCGCGCGGTGTACTCGGCGGTGCCCACTTGGAATTGGACTTCGTAGGTCATGGCTTGACCACCTTGTAGGCGACGATGTTCCGGTTGCGCAACTCGCCTGCGGTCCAGTCGGATTCCGGGGTCGTGTACGCTTTGTTGTCCCGTTCGGACCGGAACAACCAGCCCGCCATTGGTGTGTTAGGTGGCAGCTCGCGCGGGTGGCCTTCCACCCAGTCGCCTGAATCGTCGGGATACCAGGGGGTGGTGTCGGCCTTCGGCTCCATCATGAGGGCCGCCCACTTGACGAAGAACTCGCCAATCACCTTGATCTTGTCGTCGCCGCACTGCGCGCCGAAGAACTCTTGGTTCTGCTGTACCAGGCCCATCGCGGCGTTGAGGTCGCTGGTCGCTTGGAGCCAGAGGTTTTCGTAGATGGGCGGCTCGGGGTCTTTGCGCAAACCCATGTCCTGCGCAAATTTTTCGTTCTGCTCTGCGAACCCAGCCAAATCGCCCTCCGGCGCTTGCCCAGTAAGCGCTCGCAGCTCTTCTTTCAGGAGCGCGTCGAGGTGGACCTGCAGCGCGGTGCGGGTGGACTCGGGGAGCCCCGGGCCCATTACGGGCGGGCGAAGCTGGTTGGTGGTGCATTCGATGGCGGTACGGATGCGCGCGGTCAGTTGGTCGAGGTTCACATGGTGCTTTCTCCGACTCTTCGCCGGGGTTTGGTGTTTTGTTCGGAACGAGCCCACCTGTTGAACCCATCCATGTCGATCAGCAAGCGCCCATCCGGCGCCCGCACGTACTCGCGGCCCTCGACCCACACGCCGTCTTCGATCTTGCGGGCCAAGGCCTTCTCAGAATAGCCAGTCTCCTGGCAGAACAGGGGGATGCGTTTTAGCATGGTGCCCCCTTGACGTGCGGAACGCCGCGTGCTGTGGTCAGCGAGGCGATCAGCGCGTCGAACGACGCACCAGCAGGCGCTGGGTTGATCTCCAGCAGTTCCGTCGCCATGTCCTGCTGGGCCGCCTTCCACACCTTGCGCGCCACTTCCTTCGCTGCCGGGTTCAGCGCCACGCGCGCCGGGTTGCTGGTCCACCAGGATTCGAATCGTTTGTCGTTCATGGCATTGCCTTTCCAATTTCGGCGGCGGCGTGGGTTATGGCCCAGCGAGTGGCGGCGTGGGGGTCTGGAGTTATGTCGTACTCACGGTAACCAAAGTCGCCCTTGATACCGATACCCACCGCGTTGTCAAAGACCGTCACCGACATGCGCAACTTCACCGCCAGAAGCAGGGCATCGCCATCGTTGACGAGGGGGTTCCAGTAGCTCGTGATCGCACCCCGGCGAGAACCCAGTTCTAAGCACACACCGACTTCTTTATCCACCACGGTGTAGTTACAGAAATTCGGGTTCCGCAGGTTGTGCATGGCCTTCGCAGCCAGCTCCAACATTTCGTCTTCGCTCATCGCACACCTCCCCGCAACCGCGACTCGCGCACCCACCCGTCACGGCAGGCTGTGTCGCACCACCGCTGGTCGTCGGCAACGATCTCGTCGCAGTACAGGCACCGACCGGTGGCCGTGGGGCCAGTCGGCTTGCGGCTGGCTGCGAGCAGGTAAGGGGCCTCGCGCTCGGCGCGGTCTTGGCTCAGGTCGGCGTCATCCACGCTTCACCCCCTTCTTGACAGCCGCCTTGCGTGCTTCCTTGAAGAAAGCGAGGTCTGGCGACTTGTTCTGCAGCTTGGCGTTCAGCAGGCCCAGGCGGATGACACCTTGGATATTGGCCGCCGTGTTGTTGAGTTCGTGGGCCACTGCTGGCTCCACTTTGCCTGCGCGGATGTCTTTGTAGAGACCCGTCAATTCATTGGTGAGTGCTTCGAGGTTCATGGTGCGACTTTCTGTTTTCTGAGTTCACGTTTGATCAGCATCTGGGTGCGGAAGATCGGGAGCACTTCGTCGGGCACGTCCTTGCTGGTCAGACCGACAGACCCGTATCCGTGCGCCACGATGCCCCGAACACTGGCATCGTTGAGGTCCTGCCAGCGCTGGGCTTGGTTTGCCAGTCGGCGCTCGCGGTGGCGTTCATAGTCTGCGCGCCGGAGTTCCGCTACACGCTCGGGGTTGGCCTCCCTCCATCTGCGGACGCATTCGCGTTCCTTTTCTGGGTTGGCCTCGCGCCACGCTTTGTTGCGAGCAAGAATTTCCTCTTTCTTGCGCCGGTAGTAGTCCTTCTTTTGCACGCTGACCTTGTGCTTTTTCCAGGTGAGTAGATGCGCGTCGTGTAGCACCGTCGGGTATCCGGTCATCCACGCTGGCGGCGTGTAGTACTCCGGCGCGAGCATCGAAGCGTCAAACTTGCGTCTTGGCATGTTGGCGCTCCAAAATCGCCGCATCAATCGCCTCGCGAACCGTGGGCTTCTGCGCGCCGACCTGACGCACAGGCGTGCCCTCCAGCACGGCGAACTGCCCGTCGATGCACATGACCTTCCACTGGTAGGTCTGCAGCGCGTCGAGGCGCAGCTTGTTCAGGTTGGCTTTGTAGAGGTGGGCGACGAAGCCCAGGCCCAGCAGCGCGAAGCCGATGAGGCCAAACCATTCGATTGGTGTCATTGGTGTTTCTCCAGGCGCTGGCGCACCATCTTGAAAGCGGTAACGAGGATGAAGAACGCTGCTCCGGCACCGAGGGCAAGCAGCGTCATGCCGATTGCAAAAATCCATTCGAGTGGGGTCATGTGCTCTCTCCTTTGTTGACGACCAGCAGTGCGGCGATGCACACACCGATGAAGACGCCTGCGAACAGGCCGACTGCGAGGCCGATGGTGAAGTCATCCATGGGTGGACTCCTTGTGGAATCGGATGTCAAAGTCCGCAAGGGCGTCGTCTGCGTGTTTGGAGCTGCCGAATTTCAGTTGAACGCCGATCCAAAGTTCCTTGCGATAGTCGCGCTGGGGGATCACTTCGAGCGGTTCGAGCATCTGAATCTGGCCGGGCTTGAACATCTCGGCGAGGTAGGCTTCGATGGCCGGTGCTACGCCGTCATGTGCACTACCCGGGGCGTCATAGAAAGCCATCATCGCCTTCCGTAAGCACTCACGGTTGAGTTCCATCACACACCTCCTTCCGTCTTGCCCGCGCCGTACTCCAGTTCGAGCAGGAGCTGGCAGTAGTGAATGACCTTGCGCACGTCGTCGGCGCCGTGCTTCTGGCGGTGGCGCGTGATGTACTTGACCACGTTACCTTCGGCGAAGCCGAGCTTGTTGGCGTGGATGTACTCGATGGGTTGGATGGCGCAGTCTTTGTAGTGGGTGCCGCCGACCTGCACGTCGAGCGCGTTGGGCACCATACCGATGGGCAATTCAGCCTTCGGCTGCTCCGTCCACGCTTGGCCGTCGAACGTCCAGCCGAGGGCGCTCAGGGTTTCTTCGGCGAGGGTGGCGCTGTCGGAGGGCTGCGGGGCTGCGGCTTTCTCGGCCACTTTGTAGGCGGCGATGTCTGCGTTACCGCAGTGGTTCCACATATATCTGTCGGCAGGACCGTGCTTGGTCGAGCGGCCGATCCTAACTTCGACCACCTTCCCGCGCGTTTCCGCCGGCTGCTCACCGCCGCGCCAGATCGTGAAGCCGTTCTCGTCCTTGACGAGTTCGATCAGGTCGCTGTTGCTCTCTCCGTCATAAAACTCAGCGCCAGTGTCGGACACCGAGTCGCCGTTTTCGAGGTCCCACGGCCAATCGTCGTGCCCGTCGTTGCTGACGACTTTGCGCTCTTTACCATCTCGGCAGCGCCACACCTGCCCCACCTTGATCTCAATGCCATTTACTCCGACCATGATTGCCTTTCGGTTGTTGATGGTAGGAAGTTTAGCAAACGCGCAAAAACTGCGCAAGGGGGTTGTGAGGGGTTTTAGCGGGAAATTTTCATGGCTTCCATGAGAGCGTCTTGGATGGAGGCTTTTGTGCGCAGGCGCTTCACGACAACCTCTTCCAGCGTTCCGGCCGCAATGAGCCGATGGACGTACACCGGGCGGTTGTACCCGCTCTGCGCCTGGCGGGTGGGGCCCAGGCGCTCGACCATCTGCGCGCTGGCCTCAAGACTCCAGTTGCTGGAGAAGAAACACAGAATGTTGCTTCCGTGCTGGAGACTCAACCCGTGGCCGGCGCTTTGTGGGTGGGCCACGAGCATTTGAATCTCACCCGCGTTCCAGCGGTCGATGATCTTCGGGTCGGCGCCGAGGTGCACAGCCTTGGGGAACGCCTTCAAGATGCGCGCCAGGTCGCTCTTGAAGTGGTACGCACAGAGCACTGGCATGCCTGCTGCCTCTTCGACCACGCTCTGCAGCGCCTCGATCTTGGCGTCGTGCACCAGCGACCATGCGCCGTCAGCGTCGGTGTAGAGCGCGCCAGAAGCGATTTGTAAAACCTTCTGCGAGAGGGCTGCCGCGCTGAAGGCTTCGATGGGCTTGCCTTCCAGCTCCACGAACATTTCTTGCTCCATTTTTTTATAGAGCTTCATGGCGGCCGATGGCATCTCAACCTTGATGTCGTTCTCGATGAGTTCGGGTAAGTCAAAGTAGTCGCGCGCCTCCAGCGCGATGGTGATGTCTTTGATGGCTGCGCGAATTTGTTCGTCCGCAAAAGGTAGCGGTTCAATCTGTTGCTTCTGCGGGTCGCTTCCCGGGCGGGCGCGGAACCAGCGGTGGCTGAAGGCAGTGAAACTGGTTCCGAGGCGTCGGCCGGAATCCAAGAAAAAATACTGCGCCCACAAATCTTCCAGGCCATTCGGAGCGGGCGTGCCAGACAGGCAGATGAACCGAGTGGCGCGGGTCAACGCGACGCGGGCCAGGGCTTTGGCGCGCTTGCCCCCTTGGCCGGTGAGAAACTTCTTGCCGGACTTGCTCGTCTGGATGCTGACGCGCAGGCTCTTGAGTTTCGTGCTTTCGTCACAGACGATGCAATCGAACGACCAGTTGGCGCCGTGGTACTCCACCAGCCATTCCAGCACGTCGTAATTTGCCGTAACGATCACCGCGTCGGAGCCAATGGCGGCGCGGCGCGTATCGGCATCGCCGACGGCCACGGCGATCTTCATGTGCCCGAAGCTGGCTTTGAACTTCTCGATCTCACCGGGCCACGTGCTGACGGCCACGCGCTTGGGGCCGAGCACGAGCACGCGCTTGACCTCACCGAGCAGCAACAGCATGGACAGGGCCTCCAGGGTGGCCGGCCCTTTGCCGGTTCCCATGGACGCCGCCACGAAGCAGCGGGGGTGGTTCAGGATATGATTGGTGATGGCGGGCTGATAAACCCGAGGGGCGTAGCGGGTCACAGGAAAGGCGTGAGGTCAGGCTTGATGTACGACTGTGGCTTGGCAATCTTGCCGTTGGCATCGAACACCGGCTTGCCGTCAACGAATTTCGAATAGTTGCTCCGTGTGACCTCGGCCAGCGCGCCCTCGATGTCCAGCCCGAACATGTGGGCCACGCCGACGGCGGTGACGATCTGGTCGCAGATGGCGTCAAGCAGTTCGGTGCGGTCTGGTTGCATCACGCCCGGGAACTCGCTCTTCATGTAATTGGCCCACAGTTCGACGTTCGCCGAGGTGTTTTGGAAGCCCAATGCCGTCAGCATCTCGGCGAACTCTTCCGCGTGGCAACCGAGCTGTACGGCGCGGTTTTTGTCGGTGGGCTCCGGTACGGCAAGTTGGAACCACTGTTTGATGCGGGGAATTGTCATTTCGGTCTTTCAGTTGGTTGAGGAAACAGTGCTGCCCGCCAGGCGCTGCACCATGTCCAGATGCTGGGCCTTGCTGCGGTAGGTTCGCGCCCGTTCGGCGTCCGTCTTACGTTGCCGCTTGGCGTCGCGCCCTGGGCCGATCTTGTAAATCTTGATGGAGTCCCGGCCGCGTCCGTCTTTGTCCCATGCGCAGATGTGCGCGGCCTTGGCGGCGTGGAGTTCGCGGGTGTACTGCAGGACGGTGACGTAGTGTAGGCCCGTCAACTCGGCCAGGGTGCGGCAGTCGTGAACGCCCTCCAGCATGTGCAGGATCAACTGCGCGTAGGTCAGGGCTCCCACTTTCACTTGCTTCATTGCTTGCTTTCAGAGTTGATCTTCTTCACCGCCTGCGCCACCACCCAGCGAGTGCTGCCCATGCTGATGACGATCTCCGCCTGGGTGAGCCCCTGCTTGCGCAGGGCGGCCACGCGGGCGAGGTTGATGGGTTTCGTCTTGGGGCCGCTACCAGGGCGCGTACCGCCGTGGGTGTTCTTCATACCGGCACCTTTCCTGTTGCGTGCAGCACGGCAGTCCACACACCCTTGTCCGTGGGCGCCTGACCCCATTCCTCGGCGTAGCGGTTGTCGATGAGGTTCTTGGCGATGGAGCGGGCCTGCGCCTCTTTGACCCCCAGCCGCTCGGCCAGTTCGGCGCGGGTGGCGGGCAGGTGGGCCAGCGCTTTGTTGATGGTTTCGTTTCTCATGGTGCTTGGTCGATCACGTCTACGGCGAAGCCCATGGCACGCAGGCGGTCGTGCTCGCGCACTTGGCCGGGCCGGGGCTTCTTGTTGGGCGCCTTGTACTCCGCAAAGCGGAAGTAGCGGGCGACGATCTCCTGGTGCTCCGGTGGCACCGGGAACAGCTTGATGCGGTCGGGCACGTTGGCGCGGCCGGGCGACACGAACTTGAGGCTCAGGCCGCCGAGGGCGGTGGTGGCCTCTTTGTCGGCGCGCTCGATGGTGGACTCGCGGGTCATGCAGGGGCTTTCTTGTTGCGGTTGGCGATTTTGAACAGGTGCTCGACCTGGAACTGCGCGTCGGCCAGCGCGTTGTGCGCGCCGGTGCCCTTGTCGGCGGGGTTGTACTCGATGGCCGAGTACATGTTGCGCACGGTCCGAAAATCTCTTTCATTTGTCCAGTACCAAGGCGTCTTGATGTCGGCGCGCTTGTAGGCCCCGCCGACGATGGTCAGATCGAACGCATTCGAGTTGCCCCATGGGCGCACGTCCTCGTGGCGGCAGGTCTCTTTGATCCAGTCGCTGAAGTCCTGCAGCACCTTGCGGATGTCCTGCCCGTTGAAGCGCACGCCGTGGCGAGCCTCATCGCTCTGCCCCAGCCACCACAGGAACGCGGACGGGTCGATGGTGCCACCATCGCGCACGCTGGTCGCCAGGTGCACGGTGCGCAGGAACGTGGGGCCCAGGGTCTGCGTCTTCATATCGAAGAACACTGCGCCGATGGACATCAGCGCTCCGGTGGGCGGGAGGCCCGCAGTCTCTGTATCAATCATGAGATCGAAAAATTGGGTGGTCATATCAGCCCTTGTAGTAGCGAGTGGTTTCAAACCCGGCGGCCGAGAGCGGCAGGCCCGGGGCCCAGTCGGGGTTCGTGGACAGGATCGCCACGAGGCCGTCTGCGTCGTATTCAGGGGTGTCGGGCACTTCGGTCAAGCCTTCGTCGTGCACGCTGAGGACGGGCAGGTATCCCTTGTCCTCGGCCACTTGCAGCGCTGGCGCCAGGATGTCGCGCGAGGTGGTTTGGCAGACGTTGCCGGTCATCTTGCCTCCATGTGTGAACACCTTCACCCACTGCCGCGTGGTCTTGCCTTCCTCGGCTGCCTCGCCGAAGTAGGCGATGGTTCCGTCGTCCAACAGGTGCGGGTGGAAGTAGGTGATAAGCCGCCCGCTGGGCAGCCGCACGACCATCCAGCGCTGACCCTTGTGGGACACGCAGCGCACCTTGATGTACTTGCCAACAGGAAACACCACGCCCCAGTTCCGGAGGGCGCTCTTGGCCGCGTTCTGCAGGTCGTACCAGAAGGCTTTGGTGGCAGGGTGGCGAGCGCGCCAGGCGAGTTTGCACGCCTCGCTGGCGAGCCATTCGGTTTCGCTGATCTCCAGCGACTCCAATTGCGGGCGGCCCCACTTGTTCAGGTTTTCGTGAGCTTTGGCGATCAGCGCGGGGGACACCTGTTCCTGCAGAGTGCCCCAGTAGTCGGCCATGCGGACGTTGTAGGCCGCCGCGAACTTCTGGTAGCCAGACACACCGCCCATGTACCCGCTGGCGAGGTCTGAAACTTTCCCTAGCGAGTCGCGGATGTACTTGGGCACCTCCATGGCCGGCACGCCGGTGATGATGGAGGCGGTAACCTTATATAAATCGGGCCCACGGCCAGCGTCGTACTCCCGGAACGCCTGCAGCTTCCATTCTTCCCCGGCCACCCACGCGAGCATGCGGCCCTCGATGTTGGACAAGTCCGCCACCACCAGCTTCTTGCCGGGAGGGGCGATCACGCAACCGCGCAGGGCCGCCGCACCGAACAACATGAGGTTGTCGAACATCAGGTCGTGTGCCCCGGCCTTCAGGCACTCGATGTACTGCTCGACTGCGGTGGGCTTGGGGAGGCCACGGCTGGGCAGATTCTGGGGTTGGAACATACGACCAGCCCAGCGGCGGGTGCGGCTGGCCCCTGCGAACTGCAGGCCCCCACGGAAGCGTCCGTCGGCCGCCACGGCGGGGTCCAGTGCGGCGTACTTGGCCGTGCTGGTCTTGTTCGACGCCATGGACAGCTCCATCAGCTCGGCAAGACGTGGGTCGATCTTTTCGCGCGCCTTCAGCATCTGGGTGAAGGTGTCCTTGGTCGTGTCCTCCAATTCCACACCGAACTCATTGAGCACGAATGCCTTGAATTGGTCGCGCTGGCTCGGCCGGTCCACCACGCCGCGCGTCAGCTCGCGGAACCGCACGCCGATGCGCTCCTTCTCTACGATGGCCGCCCGTGCACCGGCGCGTGTCAACTCCTGGTCCACCTGGAACCCACGCTCGTTGATCCGTTGGTCGCAGTGCCACTCTGCAATGGCCGAGGCGTCCCAATTCCAGGTGGGCGTGCGGCGCACGCACTCGCGCATGGCGGTGATGTCGTCGGCCGCGTAGACCTTGAAGCGCTCCCACTCGGCGGGGTGTGTGAGCCGCGTGGCGCGCTGCACCTTGCGGTTGGCTGGCTGGGGGCGGGTGAACAACTGGATGAGCTTCTTGCCCTCCTTGTTCTTGGCCTGGTCCTCGGGCACCTTGAGCACCGTGCACAGGTCACCGAGGCTGGCGGGCAGCGCGTGGGACAGCGCCTGAGCCATGCTGCAGCGCCAGCGGGTCAACTCGATGCGGGGGAGGTGGGCCTGCCGTGGGCCGTTGTGGATGGCCTTATCGAACGCAGCGTTGTGCGCGATGACTTCGGGGGCTTCGGCCATCGCATGGCGCAGATCGTCGGGCAGCGGCTCGCAGGTGCAGTCCCAGACCTTGACCGGGCCGTCGTCAATCGCGTAGGAGACCAGCAGGTCCTCGGCGGTTTCCGCGTAGCGGTAGGTGCCGACTTCTTTCAGGTCGATCTCGCACCACGTCTCCCTATCAAGCCACAGTCGCTGCATTCAGTTCTTTCTAAATTTCAAAGTTCAATGACCGTTCCCCAAATTCCCGCTTGTGTCGTTGCCGGCCTCCAGCGGTTTGCGCATGCACTAGGTGTAAAACGTCCACGGGCACCTGGTGTTAGCCATAAGGGGCGAGTTACCGGGTGGTCAGCCCAGCGAAAGGAGGCGGAGGCCCCGTTGTGTATCCCTTTGGAGAAGGGCGGCAAGCGCCCCTCTGCGAAGGGTTTACTTCGGCTCTTGCGCGCTCATCGCGGCCTTGGTGCCCGCGGGCAGCTCGGTCACGGTGATGGTATTGCCGCTGTGCACGTACAGTTCGACGGCCTCGCCGGGTGCAAGCACGTGAGCGGGGTTGCCATTGCTCTCGGCGACTTGGGCTTCGTACGGCCCACCGTCGGTAGGCACTTCGATTTTGATTTTCAGGGTCATTTCAGTCTTTCAGAAAACGGGGCCGAAGCCCCGTGGGTTTAGAACAGGTCGCTGGCGCCTTGACCGGCGGTCTCGACTTCTTCTTCGCCGAAGCCTTCAGCGCTGGTCGGGCCGCTACCGAATGCCTCGCCGTCCTTCACGAACTGGATGGCGATGATGCGGGCGAACACCTGGTTGGGGATGATCTGACCGTCGCTGCCCTTGAAGGACTTGCCGGCCACAAATTCCACCTTGGCGTTCACGTAGCAGCCACGATATGGCACCTTGACCTCGTAGCCGAGCTGGTCGGTCACGTCCATGCCATCCACCAGGCCGCGACCGGCTTCTGTGATCTGCACGAACTTGCCGTTGTGCTTCTTCTGCGTGACCACCTGGGGCTTCTTGTCAGCCTTGTTGCTGGCCGAGATGAAGAACATGTTCTCGTACTCGGGGCGCACGGTGCCGTCGTCGCTCATCTTGTCGTTGCCGTCACGGATCGCACGGCTGTTGGCAGCCATGGAGCGGATCATGTTGGCGGCGTTCGCGGGACCCCAGAGCTTGGTGGCGGCTTCCAGCATTGCTGCCTTGCCGATCTTCAGCGCTTCGCTTTCGGGTTCCATCAGGCCGGTGAACTTGAACTTCGGCGCGCCGCCGTTCATGCCCTCGCCGGGCTTGAAGATGTCGAGCCATGCCGCCCGCAGGCCCTTGAGGATGACGGGTTGGGAAGATGCGAAATTGCTCATGTCTGCGCTTTCAGAGTTTCAGTTTTCAGGAAAAAAGATCGCTGTTGTCAGCGGGCGGTACGTCTCCGAACCCGTCCAGCGCGGTGGCGATGGTCGGTCTCGGGTCAGTTTCTAGGACGATGCTGGGCTTGCCAATGTCCTGTGTGATGAGCGCCTGCAGTCGGTTCCACTGAGTGGGGCCGAGCACAGGCGGTAGTGTGGGTTCACCTTTCTTGGCCTTGGGCGCCTTCACCAACTTCTCGGCGGTGGTGGGCGAGATGAGCGACTGGGTATACATCTGGTCGGTCTTCAGGCGCATCTTCTTCAGCGCGGCCTCGGCCTCGGTCTCGTCAGTCCAGGTGCGTGCACCCTTCTTGCCTTCGACCAGCTTGTAGGCCACGCCGTCGGCGCGAGCCACGCGCTTGCCTGCCTGCAGCGCCTCGTACACGCGCTCGCCCACCGCCTTCAGCCAGGTGGAGACCAGCGGCACGAGGCGGTAGGCTTCGCCCAGCTCGATCTCGGCGGGGGTGCGCACCTTGGGCTCGTCGGTGTCGAAGCCTTCGAGCGCGAGGTTCACCACCATCTCCGTCTGCGCCTTGCAATTGCCGGAGGCGCGGCAGAAGTGGCATGCGTCGGCCGACGGCACGTACTGCGGGTTGGTGCGCGTCTCTTCGGCCTTCTGCCGCAGGAACGCTTCGACCTCACGCAGCTCGTCAATCGAGCAAGAGTAGGTGCTGAGGTGGCCGATGGCAGGCTGCACAATGGTCATCACCACGTCGCGGATGTCGTAGAGCAGGCCAAGTTCCTCAATGGTCCCCAGCGCATAGCCTGCCATCTGCAGGTTGGCGCGCACCACTTCGGGTACGGGCTTGCCGGTGATCATGTCCGTGGTGGCAGGCACGATCACGTCGTAGGCATCCACGCGGCCACGGCCGCCCTTGAGGTCGATGACCTCCACCGTGGTGCCGTAGATCAAGGTCACGTCCGTGCGGCCGGTGGCACCTTCCTCGCCGGTGAACTGACCGATGGGGACGGCGCGCTCCACAAGCATCTCGGCGCCGGTGAGGGCTGCGCGCTCACGCACGTAGTTCACAGCCGTGGTCGAGATGTCGATCAGCTCTTGGTCGATGGTTACGATCTCTTTCGAGAGCGGCCCCGCGCAACCCGGGTTCACCCAGACTTCGCGGCCTTCCAAGAACACCAGATTTCGCCCCAGATAGCTCTGCGGGTCGATGCTCGGGTCCAACAGCATCTCTTCGAGCATCTGGTGGCAGGCGGTCCCCCGGCGCGCGGCCTCGTTGCCCTCGTTCGGGACACCCTCCTGGGCACCCACGGACGCGGTGCAGCTCGTCCATCTTGCGGCGCTCGACGGAGAAAGACGGGCATGGTATGTCATGCGTACTCCCACTTATAGCCTTGATAGACACGACTAGCATCGCGCAACGCTAAATGCATGCGGGTGCGATTGAAGCCTGCGCGCCAAGCTGCCACCACCGTCAAGAAACCAATCTTGTCGCCGGTAACCGCGTGGGTTCCAACGATGGGGTTCTTTTGGCCTGACCGAGTGCCGAGGACAGTACGAGCGTGCTCCAAGTTTTCCAGATGTGTCATCCACTCCAGGTTGCCGAGCGCGTTGTCGTGACGAATTCCGTTCTTGTGATTCACAGTCGCTTCTTGGCTATCGCCAAGAAAAGCGGCAGCAACGAGGCGGTGCACTTTCATGTGCGCAACGGAATCTCCGGCGTAGATCGTAACGAGCCGATAGCCGTCGGCATCGGGGCGGCACCGAAGTATTTTTCCGCACACAGGATACGACCGCCCACTGCCCTTGTTGAACACGACGCGATCCACACTTCGGACACGCCCGAGGCTGCTAACCTCATAAAGTGGGTAGCCCTCAATGGGTTTCCAGATTTCGTCCATCAGTTCACCGCCAAAAAGTAAGTTGCCCCAGCGAGCAGGGCGCCGTGCACCAGCACGCCGAAAATGTCGCCCTTGTCCATGCCGCCGCTCTCGTTTGCAACGATGAGGTCCAACACAACCGCGATGCCCATGTACGCGAAGACGCACCAGAGGAACGCGGTCATGATTTACAGGCCCAAATCAGCGTCCGCAGCCGGTGCCAGCAGGCCCTGCACGTGCGCCAAGATTTCGGCGTTCTTGTTCAGGTCCTTCAGCGCGGGGACGGTCTTGCCCTCGCAGCCGAAGTGCTTGAGCACGCCAAGCACCGCCTCACGACCGCCGCTGGGCGCCGTGGACAGTTCCTTGATGGCGCGGAACACCGTGTCCCAGTCAGCGTCCGAAGTCGCGGCCGAGGCAGTGTCCTGTTGGGCTGTTGCAGAAGGCGCGGAAGTAGCACTGGCTTGGGACGCCGCTGCAGCAGCCGCGTCTTGGGCCTTTTTTGCGAACTCTGCCTTCTTGGCAAGGTACTGGGCCGAGGACTCAATCTTGAAGGACTGATCCTTGGGGTCTGGGTCGCCGGGCTTCTGGGCGTAGGCGGTCTGTGTTTCTTCGCTCACCCAGTAGCGCGTGCCCTCGGGGTCGCCGTCCACAAGGTCGGCCTTGGTGGCAGGCTCGTCGGTCTTCTTGGTGCGGGGCTTCTTGGTCTCTGCGGTAGGCGCTGCAGCAGCGGCTTCAGGGGCGCCGGCCACGGCGGTGATGGTGCCTGCGCTCTGCAGGATGGTGACAAGGGTCTTCAGCGATGTGTCGATGGATTCCAGGCGGTCTTCGATGTTCATGAGTGCTCCAGTTTGAAAATTTAAGTTGCTCGGTGAGCGGACTGAAGTGTATGCGAAATTTCGCGTTTGCGTAATACCCGACAAAAGTTTGTGACCTTTTGCGAAAAAACTTGTCGTTGTTCACACTTGTCGGTAAAGTTCAGTTGTCAGTAACGACAAACCAACGAAAGCACCAGATGACCCGCAAACTCACCGTCAGCACCAAGTGGCTCGAAATGGCCGCCATCAAGCTGGAGATCGACGCGCAGGACTCCCTGCACACCTGGATCGTCCTCGGCCAAACCCACCGCTACTGCGAAGACTTGGGCAAAGCAGCGATGCTCCGCAAGGCCGCCGGCATCAAGAGCATCGCCGAGCGCCGCGAGTTTCTTCGGATCAACGGTGTGACGGCCTGATCGTGAAGATCATCGCCACCACCCACCGCGTGCGCCGGTGGACGCGCAGCGACTGCACCGGTTTTCAGGTGCTTGAGCGCGTCACCCGCGTGCTCGGTATGCCTATCTGGTGCCGCGAAATCGACCGCGAGGACGTGCCGAGCTGGGCCTTCATCCAGCGCGCATGCCTTGGCGAAACCGACTGGGAATCGCGCCTGTTCAAAGACTATGCACACCTGCTCGCCTGATCGTGCCGCCAAAGACAAACCTCTCCGTTCCAACTGAAAGCACCCCATGAAATTCCTAAACCCTTTCCGCAAACCCTCCCCCAAGGAACTGGCCCAGCGCGAGCTGGAAGAAGCCCAGCGCCAACTCCTGGCGGCTCAGTCCAGCGCGGACTACGCCCGCCGCATCGCCGAGTACAACGGCGACCGCATCAAGCGGCTGACGGCGTTCTTGAAGAAGGAGGGTGTGTGATGGAGACGGTAACTCTCTGGCTCCTGATCACCGTTGGCGGGTACTACGGACATGAGGCGACCGTGGTCGAACGATTCCCCACCGTTGAGCAGTGCGAGCATGTGCGCAAATCCATCCCGTTTTCAAATGAATCTCTGCGGAAGGGGACGCGCTGCGTCGAAGCCAAGGTGTTGCGCCCATGACCGCCCGCACCACCACTATCCTGCTGCTCGCCCTGGCACTGGCCGGCTGCTCTGAGGACAAGATCAAAGCCATGGAAGCTATCAACGAGTTCTGCAAGAAGAACAACGGCGAGCTGACCACGGTGTTCGAACACGGAACGTTTGGCAGCAAGCTCACGTTCGGCTGCACTGCGAGGGCCTACCCATGACCGCCCCCCGCCGCAACAACGCCAAGATCACCCTGCGCATGCAGACCGCGCTGAAGGCCAAGGGGCACACCTACGACGACCTGGTGCTGGTCTCCGGCCTGGCAAAAGAGTCGGTGGCCCGCTGGGTCAAGCAGATG